GCTGGATTAAATGTTGAACCGTAGTGCATTACAATTCCATCAACAGAAGCTGGACCAATATGTCCAACTGTTGTACTAGATTCTGTAAATGAAATTGAGTTAGTAGATGCAGATACAGTAACTCTACGTGCTCCAGATGAAGTGCGTAATGTAAAAGCAGTCAATGTTCCAGCAGTCAAACGATCCACGGTAATAGATCCAGCTGCAATTTCTGCTGCTGTGATTGTATCTGCAGCAATTTCTGCTGCGGTGATTGTTGCACCTGCAATTTGATCTGCTGTAATTGTTGCAGTTGCAATATTGCTTGCAGTAATTGTGGTAGCTGCAATTTTGGCACCGGTAATGGTACCTGCAGCTATTGAAACAGCTTCAATTGTTCCAACTGCAAGTTTTGCACCAGTAATAGTATTAGCGGCAATACGGTCTGCAGCAAGTGAACCAGTTGAAATATTACCAGCGTTGATGTTAGAAACTGTAATAACTGAAGCATCGATTGTACCAGCAGTTAGTTTAGTAGCAGATAGTGAAGCAAGTGCTCCGTCGCCAAGAGTGAAGCCGCTCCAAGCACCGCTAGTGTACCTATAAAACTTGTTGTCATCATCTGTATCAAACCAAAGATCACCTTCTACATATGTACCACCAGTTGGTTGTGTGGTTTGGCGATAGATACGGTTTTTGCCATCTGCTGTTGTTTGTGCTGCTGTTGCCGCGGCTGTTGCCGCTGCCGCTGCCGCTGTTGCTGCCGCCGCCGCAGTTTCTGCAGCTGCAATTCCAAGATCTTGTACAGAAACCCAAGCACTACCAGTCCAATAGTATTGCTTGTTTCCATCGTCTGTATCAAACCAAACGTCACCTTCAGTTAATGGATAAACAGATCCATCTGGCGCAGTTGCTTGCCGATAAATATGATTTTTACCATTGACGGACGCTTCAATGGTATTGATCTCAGTTTGAAGTTCGTCAGTCTCTTCTGTAGTTGCTGCAACAATAGGAATGATAGAAGTTTGAGTCATTCCAGTTGAAGTAACTGTAATTGGAGTGATTGTGATTTGCGGACAAAGTGGCATTATTTCCCCTAAATCGTAATCGTATAAGGATCTACTACAGATGTGAAGTAACTAACTCTCCAATTATCTGCAGTAATTGAATGCGCTAATCCTTCTACAACACAGTTGATAGTAATATTTCGTCCATCATAAGTTAAACGTTTTACTTGTACAAGATCGTTTAATTCTGTTTCGAGCATATCGGTTGCAAGTGCGCCGATACCAATTGCTGTAAAATCAATTTGTTCTGCCAATACAACTGCATCAGCATCTTTTCTAGCAGCATATAAAGCAAGATTTGCCGCGCTTGTATCATCAAAAATAGGCGCATCAAGTTTTTTAGATTTAAGTCCATATGTAGAAACACTTGAAGTATACTTTGCGGTTTTCTGAGTTTTCTTTGGTCCTCTGAATACTATTGCCTCATTGTAGACATAATCAGTTCCAGGATTTGTAATGATACCGTCATAGCCGACACTATTTGCATCACCTTGGTCACTAAATAATAATTGAGTTGGTCGTGTAAACTTATTGGCTAAAGTTACAAGAGTTGCAACTCCTGTACGGCTTACATAGAATCGTCCACCTACACAGTTTGCACATTGTTCTAGCATTTCTAGACAACTCATGTTTTGTTTTGTCTTCTGCATGACAGTTGTTCCAGTTAAACTACGTCCACCAGTCCATTCGGCAAGATCAAGTGCTCTAGTTGCTCGAGCAGAAGCCGCTTCTTGAAATTGACTTGTTGCTAGTGCAGGTGCAATTGCCTTGGCAATTTGTGCAAGACCGTCAACAAATGTCAGAGACACAGTAGGGTAAATACCTTGGTTTACTTCATTGTTTTCTAAGTAACCTGTAAAAATAGTTGTAGCATTACCTTGGATTCTTACCTGCATTCCTGCAATTAAAATTCCGTACCATGGACTTGATGTGTTGCTTGGATCAAATGCTCCTGATTGGTTGTTTAATACAACATCAGCGGTTCCAGCTTCTAAGAAGTCATTTTGATATTGCCGACCTCTACGGATCTCAACAGATAGCAAAAGATCAGCACTAACTGCTGTAAAAGCTCCGCCATTACTAAATGAAACTGTAAGTGTAGGTGCATTTGCTGGCATTAGAGCACCGCAAACTGACTGCCACCACGTCGGCGCATAAGAGTTGCAAGACCATTTTTAATACCATTTACAAGATCACCTTGTGAAACAACCGAACCGGCAACATTGACTGTGATGTTTCCACCATTCATTGTTGTGTTTTTAGCAATGTTTCCATGTCCAGCAGATGCTAACAATGAGATTGTTGGACTTGAAATACCAAGTTTTGCTTGCTTGATCTGATTCTTACGAATTGCTTCAAGTGTAATTGGATCAGTTTCTTTAAGTCCTTTTAGTCCAAACTTATTTCTTAGCTTTAATAACAATTCAGTTGCTTTAGCTGCATCATCTGTAGCTCCTGCAAGACCGTTTGTTGCGCTAGTCATTCCTTCTATGCCTTTAGTATAATCTGATGCTGATGCAGAAAATCCTTTAGCATTAAAATCAAACTTACCTAATGAATCAGCAGCTTTATCTGAGTCTTTATTAAACTTATTTGCTGCAAGACCTATACCTACTAAAGCAACTCCAAATGCTGCTGCTCCAGTTGCTGCTGAAATACCACCAGTTGCCAATGCGGTTGCGGCTGCAGAAGCAAGTGAGACGGTACGAAGTGCTTTCATAACTTTAATAATTGCTTGAATTCCTGTTACTAAAGCAGCAACAGCTCCAGCAACTTTAGCTCCAAAGAATGCAGCAATGATTACAGCACCAAGAGTTGCAAATACTTTTATATTTCTAGCAACAAAACTAAACATGTCATACATTAGTTTGGCAAAAGCAATACCGTATTGGATCGAAGTCTTAAATCCTGCTGCAATCTTATCGCCGTTTTCGTCTACAAACTTCTGAATTGCAGGAATAGCCTTGTTAATAATAAGATCAGCAAATGATCTAATTTGAGGGAGTAACTTATAACCAAGTGATTCAGATGCTTCACCAAATGCAAGTTTAATTCTTTCCATTTGTCCAGCAAATGTATTTGCAGCTGCCGCTGCAGCGCCTTTTGTCTCACCTGAGATCTCTCGCATTGCTGCTGCAAAGTCTTTTGACTTAACTGTAGCTGCTGAAATCTGTGGAAATAGTTTTTTAAGTGCTCCAACATTTCCACCATATGCTTTAGAAACTAATTTAGAAGCAGTATTTAAGTCAATACTTTTTGCTGCTGCAATGTCCATTGAAACGCCAAGCAAAGACTGAGCTTTTCCAACATCACCTGTTACTGCAGCAAGTCCAGCAAGAGCTGGTCGTAGTTGGTCATCTGCAATGCCAAACTCTGCTTGCATAGCCGTAATGTATTCTTCGGTTGCAGCAATAGTTGCGTCTGTGGCACTAACTGTATTTCTTAATGAATTAGCAAGAAGTGTCTGTGACTTCTGATCTTCCATTGCTGCTTTAACAGCATCATAGCCAATTTTAGCAGCAAATGCTCCTGCTGCAATTGCAGCCAAACCAAACTTTTTTGCAGTTCTATTAGCAAAGTCGCCAAACTTTTTTTCCATCTTGCTAATATCTTTGACTGCGGCTTTTGTACCTTTGTCAGAGTATTGCGTAAGAATGCGGGCGACTACTGCACCAACTGCCATTTTAGTCTACCTTTCCCGCTGAATCAAGATGATTTTGTAATTCACGTTTTGCTTCTTCTAAAGCTTTTTCTACTACTTTTTCAATACGTGGTCGTTCTTTATCTACAACTTTCCAGACAAGACGAGAAGCCTTACCAAACCAATTGAGTCTTTCAATAAATGATCCACTCTTTTTATTACGTCCTGAAAGTTCAAATACTTTACCAGCATCAGAAGTATTTAACAAAGCACCAGCACTAGTTGTGTAATCTTTACGAGTACGTCTTTGTGCTTTAGAAATTGTGATTCCTGCTTTGATTGTTGTAGGATCCCAAGCAGGCCAACCAGCACCGCCCCAGGTTCTTCCACTTACTGCCGCTGTTGGTCTCCAATTACGCATTGGAGTATTTGTTGTTCTACTTTGAATACTATCAACTAAACGATGTGCAGCACCTTCGGCACTATTTAATTCAGTATTAACAATTTTATTAAACTTAGCAACAGCTTTTTTATCAAACTCTTTAAGAGCTTTAAGAGTTGGTTCTATGCCACTTAAAATTATTCTGGTGTCATCTTCCACTTATCAACCTTTTGCTCGCTCTTTAAGATAAATAGTAATTGCCTCAAGTATTCCTTCAGGCGCATCTATTAGATCTATTGGTGAAATACCAGTTTCCACCGAGATAGCTGCTACGTTATACGTTAAGCTGTCTCGGTGGATCCGAAAGAATCATCTGAGTCCAATTCAGCAGATTCGATTGTATCTAAGAATTCTGGACCAAATGGTTTTACAATGACTCCATTGGATTGCATGCACTTCCATGCTAACCAATAAACATGTTCAATTTTTTGTTCTTCTCCGAGCAATTTGGGCATTCCTTTGCCATATTGCTGTTCAAATGCAACAATGACGCGGGGAGTCAACTTGTAAGTTGTCTCATTGCCTTCAACTGTTTTTACTTTGATTCCAAGACCGTCCATAATTTCCCCCTTGTTAGATTAGGATTTGGTGATTGTACCACTAATTGGCCAAGTTACTGATGCAGTTGCTAGTTCACCAACGGCACCATTTAATGGTGTCCATTCTGAAATCAATGCACTAAAACTATATGCCGGTGTTGTTCCAGCTACTGGACGAACAGTAATTGAAACTGCTGTACCAAGCGTTGGATAAATAACTGATTCTAAAGCTCCACCAGCATAGTCTTGATTAAATTCAAGAGCAACACTGTTATCAGCTAAACCAGCCACGCGTGTACGCGCTGTGTTACCAAATGCAGTTGTTTCGACTACATCATACGTTGATCCTAAAGTCACAGAAGTGACATAAGATGAAATATCAGTTGCTCCAAAAGTAACAGCAACGTTAGTTAAAACAATACGTGCCATTATGAAACCGCCTTAGTTACTTCACCGCTGATCGGCCAGGTAACTGATGCTGTTGCAAGTTCTCCAACCGCTCCATTCAAAGGAGTCCATTCTGAAACCAAAGCTGTAAAAGAGTAAGCTGGATTATCGGCCGCTGTTGTTGCACCATTTGGCTTTACAACAACTGCTGTTGTGGTACCAAGTAGTGGATAAACTGTTGCTTCAACATTAGCTGCTGCATAATCTTGATGAAATTCAATAGCAACTGAATTATCGCCAAGTCCAGCAACACGTGTACGAGCAGTTGAACCAAATGCGGTTGTTTCTACAACATCATCATTTGTTGTTAAAGTAACACTTGCAATGTGGTCAGAAAGATTGACTGCATTGATAGTGATATATGCGTTTGTAAGAACTAAACGGGCCATTATTCGTCCGCTCCTTTTTCTATTACTGGTTTGGTTGGTGTATTACTTGATAGATGTTCACCCTTAACTAGCGCTTCTGGGTTACAACCTGCATCGAGCAATTCTTTTTCAGTGACTTGGTCACCTTTTTTCTTATTTCCGAATACAAAATTATCGGACTTTATTGTATATGACATTATGCTCCATCTCCATATATGGTTACTTGGTATCTGTATGATAAATATTCAACATCAGCAGCTTGGTAAACTCCTGATTGAGCCGCAGTAACTCTAAGCGTATCGACTTCTCCACCGAGAGTACGATCTGATTCAATTGCTGCTTTTATTGAATAATCTCCTGAACCAGAAAGATATTTGTCAAGTTTGTCTTGTCCTGTTCTTTCAGAGAATCTCTGGACAATAACCATTACATCTACGTTTGCTTGATCTAAACCACGAGCATTGTTAAGATCAAATGTAAGATCTAATTGACCAATTATTGCACATGGTGGGACAATTACATCAGGGACTAAATCATAAACTCTTAGTCCATCTATTTCTTGTAAATTGTTTTTTAATCCTTCACGGACTTTGCTTGGTAGCATTAGTATGCAACTCCGTTTAACTTCTTAAGTGGACGGATTAGTGCTTCAACATCTGGATCTAATCTAGAACTCAAACGTACTGTTCCCATATCAACAGAACCAGCAACTCCAAATGGAGATTGTTTGCGGATAAATAGTCTAGATGCTTGTAAACGTGCAGCTAAATTGATTTCTGCAGGTACAGCAGACCATCCCCATACACCTGTTACGCGTACTGTTTGAGGATATAAACGAGGAAAAAGATAACGATCTACGGCAAGAATACGAGTATATGGCCAACTTCTCCGTGGATTGTTAATTGGCTCTATCATGTAATCTGTTGAAGTCCATATTGTTGTATAACTACGGTCAAAGTTTTCATCTGTTGCAATTTCACTAATTGAAATAAAGTCAT